AGTTTATATATTTCAACTTGATTAAATCCACTACTATGCATATCAGTTGGTACATAAAACTTTTCATCTGTTAATTCTTTTATTGACATTAAAAAATGTTCTTCTAAATTTAATTTTTTCATTGTTCTATCTCCCTCACTAAATTGATTTTTGAAATCTCTTCTTTAAAATTCTCTAACTTTTCAATCTCTGCCTTATATTCACTTATTTTTAAATTGAGCATATGCAACATCATGAATTTATTAGAATTTTCATAAGTCATTGAATGATTAGAAAAAGATTGATTTATGTGTTGCTTTGATACTCCAAATTCATTTGCTATTTTTTCATAACTGAATCCTGTAAGTTCTTTTAATTTTAAATACAAATCGTTTCTTTTTGGCAATCAAATCATTCCTTTCTTTTTAATATTTCCGTCAATCTATTTTTCTTTTTTCTTGTTTTTCGTCAAATATTTAGTACGTCATTTCTACATATTCTGTATCACTTTTCTAAAATGGCATGCTATCCCCATCATCCACTGGAGTTATATCATCATCAAAGCTTCCTTGACTATTATTTGCTGGTGCTGAATATTGATTGCTATTACCAGAACTATTTTCCTTACCACCTAAGAACTCTATACCACCAAAATTATCTGCTATTATTTCAGTTTTATAATGTTTTACACCATCTTTTTCATAATTACTATTTTGAAGTTTTCCAGATATAGCGACCTTAGTTCCTTTGATTAAATATTGGCTTATTTTTTCAGCTCCAAATGATACTATATTAAAATATTGAACTGTTTTCTTATCTCCAAACCCTTCGTTTACTGCAATTGTGAAGTTGCATATTGCTTTGTTGTCTTTTGAATATCTTAATTCACTATCTTTTGTTAAGTTTCCAATTTCTACACATTTATTCATTTATTCATTACCTTCTTTCTCTTCTTCATATTCTGTCATTGCATCACCATATCCAACCCAATTATCTACACCGTTATTCTCTAATGCTGTTAATTTACTTGCTGAATCTAATAAACTTTCATATTCTTTTTTTGTGATAGTCACCATTTCTTCAATCACTTCTAAATTTTCCTCCACTTCTGCTGCTTCTTCATCAAATACATAGTGTAAATCATCACTCATTCTTAGTTTTGTGAAGAAATAAAATTCTGTCCCACATCCATTGCATCTAGCAATAATCTGTGTGTGGCTTTCGCCTTCTTTAGTTACTGTTTTATAATCAAGCCCTTTGTAATTGTGTTGCTCACAAACTTTACAATATACTACATTGTTTTTTATTAATGCTTGCATCAGACACTCCTTTCTTTATTAATTTTCCATGGATGCAGAATCCTTTGGTTTTACATCTAGCACCATATACACAGCTATTTTTACCATTTATACCTTTGTCACAATCAGTACAGCCTATCCACAATTGACCTTGGGGATCTTTAAATCTCTTCATATTAAGAAACCAGTGATTATAATTACATAAGCTGAATATATTATCAAAGCAACTTTTAATATTTTATTTATTGATCTATCTATTTCCATAAGGCTTTCTTTGAATATTTCACTCTTATTCATTATTTAACCTCCTCTTTCTTAGCCTGTTTAAGCGTTTGTTATCTTGCTTTGATAAAATACTCGTTAAGTTTATATTGTCTTTACTGTAGGCTTGTCTGATATCCTTTAGGCTATTCCATTTGCCCATCTTCATTGTTTTCAAACTCATAGAATTTTATCTGTGGATCCATTAAAGGTTGTACTATATATTTTTTATTTATATCATCCCAAACAACTTCTTTATTTTCATCATAGCAACCCTTTTGGTTGTATTGCTTTTTTAAAGTTGAAGTTATTTTGTGCTCAAAATTTGGCTTTTTATATTCATACTTTTCATTTATCACATTTCCATTAATATCTTCACTAGGTATTTCTTTGTAGGCATCTCTTATTTTTAGTTCAAGTTTAAGAGATATCTCACCGCTTGCGAAATCGCCATTGTATACACTTTGTACCACTCTTTGTATTTCCTTATCTAAATCATTTAGTAATCCGTTGAATACAGGACTTTCTATATCTATATCTAATACTCTCTTACTTAAATCCACCATTTCACTTATCTTTCTCATTATCTTATTACCTCCAATTCAAATTCGACTCTTTCTAATTCCTCGGTAAATCTTTTCTTTACAACTAAATCTGTGATCTGACTATCATCTGCATACGCAATTTTATTTAGACTATCTAGGATTATCTTAACTACATTATCTATATCCGGTTTCTTTTGTGGATGCTCTAACCCTGCTCTTATTGCCTGTAATTTTGTCTTTGTACAACTCTTAGGAACTTTGCAATATATTGTTATAGTTGCTTTAATAGCTCCTTCTAAATATCTGCGGTCCTGTTGCTGATAACATATTCTTACCCAATTTTCATAAGTCACGGTGCCTTCCGAAGTTACCGCATGTCCTTTAAAAAATCTAGGTCTATCTTTGCCTTTAATTGCTCCTTCTACTACTACCATTTATTTCTCCTTTGCCTCAATCTCTAATTGTTAAATATAGAATGTAATTTTTGTGTTTCTAAATTGTAATTGAATTTTATAGTGCCTAATCGCCCATTTCTGACCTTCTGGAAACTTACTTCCAATGTATCATCTCTTATCATTGAACCTTTTTCTCTTGCATCATAGTAGCCTTGCCTGTACAACATTCCTATTGTGTCTGCATCTTCTTCTATATTTCCACTATCTCTTAAATCGCTCATGATAGGATGTTTGTCGCCTCTTTGTTCCACGCCCCTACTTAATTGGCACAATACAACTATTGCAACATCCAATTCTCTAGCTAATGCTTTTATTCTTTTAGATATCTCCTTCATTTGGGCATATGGATCGCCTTTAGTTTCAGCATTAATCTTTCCTATATGGTCTATTACTATAACTTCTAATCCTTTTTTAGCTTTAATTTCCTTTGCTTTAGTCCTTATCTTGCTCACTGTAGCTTCATATGGAGAATAGAACATTAAGTTTTCTTTTTGTGATAGATGATTGAATGATTCTGTTAACTTAACCCATTCATTTTCTTCTAATCTACCTCGACTTATTTTCCCATTGCTCATATTGGTTTCTGCTGCTAACATTCTGCATCCTATTTCATCTAGACCCATATCCAGTTGAACAAATAATGTATTGGCTTTAATCTGTGATAATATTTCTAATACAAAGGCTGTCTTTCCTAAACTCGGTCTAGCACCGAATACAATCATATTTTTCTTTTGTAATCCATTGATAGCATTGTCTATTATTTTTATATTAGTTGGTACTCCTGTAATTCCACCTTGGTTATTAAATGCTTCTTCTATTTTGGTAATACTAATTTCTAGTAACTCTGCAGAGCTGTATACTTTATCATCCTCAGTACTTATATTGAGATTTATTAATTCATCCTGGATAATGTCTATCTTCTCTTGCGAGCTCTTATTTGAGTTACTTATACTTTCTATCAGCTTACTTATTTTTCTTTGTCTGCTAGATTCAATTACTGCTGCTAAATGAGATTTAAAAGTTGATTTTATCCCACATGCTGAAATTTCAGTTATCTCAGATATTGTTATTAAGTTTTCCTTTATCTCATTTTTTAATTTATTTATAATAATAACCAAATCAAAATTATTATTATTTTTATATAATTTCATCATTGTTGTATATATAAGCTGATGTGTTCCTCTGTAAAAATCTTCTGTTTTTAATGCATCTATAGTTTTTAGTAAATATCTATTATCATTTATGATATTGCCTAGTATCTCTATTTCACTTTCTATCGTCTTATCTAACTCTTGTATCTGCACTTAATCACCCCCTAGTAGTCAAAGCTATCTTCTACCGCCTTATATTGTATTTTGGGCTTAATAGTATCTTTATTCTTGTTACACCATGTATTTAACGTTCTGTAATGGTCCTTATATTTATTGCCTTTACCATTAACAATATAGTTATCTAGAGATACGATTTCTTTATCAACTAATTCTTTAGTATGTTTAGTACATAATGTTTCATATTGTTCTTTAGTAATCTGGACTTTATCAATAATTACATCTATAAATTTTAAGTCCATGTATATACTCTTATCTATACTATTCTTATCTAATCTAATCTGAGGTTCCAAAGTGGATACATCTTGGATACAAACTGTATCCAAAAATGTATAAGACTTATTTTCTTTTACTTTAAGTTGTGATTTTTCTTCTAAATAAACAGTTTCCTTAAATCTATCGCTTTGAATATAATTGTGTATTCTCCAATGTTTTATGACTATAACTCCACTTTCAAATGTTATTAAAAATCTTTTGACCGTTAATAGTGTCAAATCATCCTCATTACTTCCAATCATCCGTTGAATCTTTCTAGGATTATTTATAAATCCTTCATCATCTGCTCTCATTGATAAGTGAAAATATAAAGCTTGTGTGCTAAGTGGCATATCTAAAAAAGCATCTGAATCAATTATTGTCTTACTGAACATCCTTTTGTCTGCCATCTAATCAGCTCCCTATTTCTTTCCTTGTAACTCTTCCTTTTTCTTTTCAAGTGCCTGCATAACTATAGGTAAATTCTTTACAGATATTTGCTTTATATCTTGAACTTTTGCCCATATCATAAATTGCATTCTATCAACATTAAATTCTGTTATTAATTTTTCAATGACTTGGATTTCTGTTTTCCCAATTGGATCATTTCCACCTGCATTAGCTGCTTCGGCTCCATCGTCATCTTCACCAGTATTTAGATTTAGTATTGCTTGATAACTATATCGCCTTAAGTATGAAATTAAACTTCCGGCAGCCTGTGGATCTTTTGCAATCTCATACGCTCCACCTTTGAGCATCCTTTGAGGTGTCATAAATATTGGATCGCTTTCTATATACTCACCAGTTCCATGAAGTAACATTGTTTGTATTCCTGTTTCTCCAGCAACATTTGTTAATGGAAATTGCATTACCGACAAACCATTCTCTTGAAGTATTGGTCTAGTTATTTCTATAAGCTTGTCTAATGTTACATATTCACTTCTAAATTGTGGATTCTTTGCATCCTTACTTATGGATGATACTTTTCCATTGAATGCAACTAATGCCGTTGCTAGATTTGCTATACTTTCACTTTTATTCATTAATTTTTCCTCCATTCAAATGTCTTGCATACTGCAAAATCATTCTCTTTAAATTTAATATTTTCTTTTTCTTCAACATCTACTATCTCAATGGCTGCTGCTTGGCACGTTCCATATTTATTATGGGTGCAAGCTAATGCACCACATTTAACTAACATTTTTATGCCTCAATATTTCTTTTAAACTCTCTTCTATATCCCTTAGTTTTATTTCTGCATTATCTCCAGTAAGGTCTATTTCATGTGATACAACATCTTTATGATTGTTATTAAAACCTTCTGGAAATATCTCTACATCAAACTCATTCACATGTGGAAAATATTTAACATATACATCGGTTTCAGTTTCTTCACTTATAGCCATTGATAAGAGTAAAATCTTTCTGCATAGTCCTCTAACCAATATTTTAGTTTGCAACTTGCATTCCTCCCTCAGTATGGTATAATGGGTGTGAATTTTTAGACATGCTACTTTGAACGCTTTGGTCGGGGTTCTTTGTAGCTTTTTTATATGCTGAAAATCTTTTTTCTATTAGATTTTTGCTAACATTAAACATTTCTGCTATTTCTCCATAACTTTTTGATTGCTTAAGAGTAAGTAATGTATCTATAGCAACATTTAGTTTTCTAGGCCTTCCATTTGGGTTGTAACATCTTGATTTAGCTTTTGTTTTTAATTCTCTGACAACTCTATTGGGTGATTCCTTGGACATTCTTCCTTGATTTCTATATTTATTAGCCTTATTTGCAATTGTTGCTTCTGTTCTTCCTAATGCTAATGACATTTCTTCAAGTCCAATTATGGTATACCAGTTGATTAAATATTCCTTATCTTCATCACTCCAAGCTTTGCCTTGTCTATCGTGTAAATCTGAGTTATATTTCATCCTTCCAGAACTGTCATATTCTACTGGTGCTATTTGTTCAAACATTTCCTTTTACTCCCCTTTCCTAGATACATTTCTTTTGCTTGTCTTAAAGCTGCATTGATGGTTAATGTTCCAGTCATATCTTCTTGTCTAAGTCTTCTTGCTTCATCTGATATATTTTTATTAAGTTCATCTTTTGTAGTTGCATAAATTAATAACTTTCCCATGTGATCCTCCTACTTTGAATATTCTTTTTAGATTAAAACCAAACTCACTTATGCACATATAGAAAGTGTCATATTCTTTAATTACTCTGAATTCTTCTCCAGTGATTTTAAATATTTTCATTGTTCATTAGCCTCCCTATTTATTTTCACCACATACGAATAACTTTGATTTGTCTATATCTGTAGATAGATACTTCATTTCATCTTCTTTTAAGGTGGAAAGGTCAAATCCTAATGCTTCTAAATACTCAACTATCTTTTTAGTACTGCTCATACCTTTGGATACTATATAAACTTTTTTATAGTTAAATCTGACCGCTTCAATTTCTTTTTCTTCTTCTTGTCTTAACTTCATGACCTCACCGTTAAAGCTACAGTCATCTATAATTCGTGTTTTGATATTAGATAAATATCTCAAACCGTCATTTATTCTATGGTTTCCACTGTAGGCCGTTTCTAAGTCTTCTTTCATATCTGTTAGAAGATTAGTTAAGTTAGTTGAAAAGTTATTGAATGAGCTTTGATACATATCAATTTTTTTAGAATATTTACTGATTGCGTTCTTTCTTGCTTCCTCTATTTTTTTATTCCATCTTTCTTCAACGCTGCTAACTGCCTTGTACTCAACTCTTTCGATAAATTCTAGTAAATCTTTTTTATTCATTATTAATCATTCCTTCCAAATTTTTATTATTATGCATTAATCACATTTGTTACAGCGACGAGTTTTAGATGTAAAATAAAAACCACTTTCAATCCATTTACCCCAAAGTATATATTTTCTCTTTGCAGATATTAGTTCTCCGTATTCAGTTGGTGGTGCATCGTATCTAAAAAATGAATTATAAGCAACTTTGCACCCACAGTTTTTACACAGACCGTCATTCTTCCAGCTATCTATACACCCACAATGTTTACATTTAATTACTATCTTCCACATTTATTTCTTTACCCTTTCTACATTTATATTTGAGCTTTATTTTTATTTTTAAGTAGTACCTTTGTAACATTGCCTTCCTTCTTTGCAGTTTCTTCACATATTGGACAGATATATTTTTTACTCTTATTCTTTTCGCTTACATTCCAATTTCTGTTGCATATAGTGCAATCTTTGTACTTCATAGGCTTGTACTAGTGGCTGCATTAATCTTCTTTAGTATTTCTTCCTTGGTTTCATTGGCTTTAAATTGGATTATGAAGCTTTTCATTTCTTTCCCTCCATTTCTTCTTCTTTGAATTTTCTAGTATTACCATCAATTGAATTTAGTTTTTTACATACATAAGAATCTTTTAAGTTGTCATATCTAACAATTTCCCAAACCTCGCCATCTTTCTTGAAAGTTCCCCCAGTTTCCTTCGACATTTCCTTTCCTCCTTTTTCTTTCCCTCTCAAAATGTGGTAATATATTGTTGAAAGGAGGTATTTCATAAATGTTAATTAAATTACTACTAATTTTTATTTGTATTTTCTTATATAAACTGTTATCTAATATTTCTAATTACTTTAGATGTAAATCTCTTAAAAATGGATATTTTAATTGGATAGAATCTAAAAATGTTAATTATCCTTCATACAAAAGAGAAGTATTAAATTTATTTAAAAATGCAAATGTAACAGATGCTTTTTTTCCAACTGCACAGCCGTTAGGATATATG